TGATAGAAAATCAATTTTGCTTACCCACCGTTAAACAGTGGTTAGCCTACATTTATTATGAATGCGGTGCTCAATTGGGGAAGGGTGATTTAATCATTGATGCTTGTTCGACAGATCCACAAGTAAAGTCACTGTTTATAGCATATTTGTATTACAATTCTGATGATTATAAGACTGCGGCAGAAGAATTAGTTAACTGCTCTGATTCATTATTGACTCAACAAGAGTATATGTATGCAAGTCATGTTTTAATATCATTATTAAATAATAAAAACACGGATAAAGCTGCAAAATTCATGGTCTACAGCAACTACATGGATGAAGTAATAAATGATACGAGCCGCTATTTGAAAGAATACATGATTGACGATTTCATAGCGCTTGTGAGCAAACTACCGGCAAAAAATAATGTTCCAGATTTTCCCAAGAAGAAGGTTGATTTAGTCTTAAAATATTTCGAAATCAGAAATTGGATATATTTGACCAAAGAAGAAGCTAGGAAATTGAATCAGTTGTGTTTATCATTACCTCAAAATAACGAAATTGAATACTATATAGCTTTGTTTAATGCGATCATTGGCAATAAGGAAGTGGCATTAGCTAAACTAGCAGCTTGGTTCCCCAAATCACCATTTTCACCAGATAAATATTGTAAATATGCAGATGTTCAATCAATCTGTGGTAATTATCAAACGGCACTAAAGAACTATCAAGTAAGTATTTCAATAGATTATAACTATTATTATTTATGCAGGGCATTAGATGCTTCTTACAAACTCAAAGACATGGTGCTTGCTTGGGATTATTTAGAGAAAATGCTTGAAATAGAGAATTCATATATAAACAATATAGATAAGTACCCTAAAATCCTGGAAACAAAATACAAGGAAATTATCGATGCTATGGGATACAACAGTTATATAGCCATTTTATGCTATAAATTGCAGCTTTATGAGGCTGCTAAGTATTGTTTTAACAAAGCCAAGGATAATGATGAAGAGTTGGACGAGTTTTATGATCATATTGACTATACGACAACAATAATTCTATATACACCTAAAACAAAACCCATTATTTCTGATGAGTATCCCTTGGTAACTAATGATGGACAGGTTTACTTGTACTTTCCTGAAACTATCTCTAATGTCTCCGATGGAGTTTTACAAGTTTGGACAATTGCTATAGACTCATATAGGGATAAGAAAACTCCATATCCAGAAGTTAAGGCACTGTGGCAATTTAACTTTAATACTAAGAAGATTAAGCAAATACAGACAATTTTTTATGACAAGAATAGCAATCCAAGAACCGCAGAGCCTGATAAAGAATGGAGTGATGTTGTGCCAGAAACTATCGGTGAGACACTGTTCAATATATTTTTCATTAAGTATAAGCAGTTGTATTCAACAATCAAGAAATAGCATTTTCTCTATGAAATAATTAGAGTTGTTGTCCTACACTTCCAATGAAAAGGTGGGAAGGGTGTATGCGCTCCTGAGACTCCGATTGGATCATCCTGATTGTTATAGACTATCTGGTCATTCTTAACCCAAGGTGCCAAGGCTTTGATGTACTCCCTGGCATCATCCAGGCTGTAGGACTTGGTATCCAGAGCCATCAGATTATCCATTACTTCTATCGCATCGTTTAAGGGATAGACCTTGTCCTGGGCTGCCAGAGCCCTGCAGATGTCACTGGTTCGTTCATCCAGGATAACCACTAGTTTGTAGTATTTTGCTTGGGCTTTCTTGTATCCTTGAAGGCGTCCGAACTCTCTGATCCTGAGAGCTGTATGCTCTGCCAACCCCTGCCAGTATGCCTGGGATTTGTCTGCAATATCGCTGAACTGCTGTTTTAGCGTCTCAGTTAGCATTTCTTTAGTATAGCCTTGCTCTATGGCTTGAGTCAGTGTGTCAGTGAAGTTCTGCCGTATATCTGATTCAAAATGATTACCGAGCCAGAAGATCTGCTGTTTCTGAATGGTGGATGATAAGTGCTGGTCTTCAATGCCCCATAACCCAACTGATATCTTGACCGGTGCTTGGACCTGGGTGTCTCTCAGTCCGAGTCTGATACAACGGTCGATATAGGCTTTGGTCGGTTCATTGACATGGGCTGCGAAGTCATCACCCAATTGAGTATTGATGATGTCCATCATCTTATCTATCTGGCTCTTGCTTAGCTTCTCTGTTCTTGGCAAATCACTCAGCATCTGGATAGCTAACCTGGCAGCATCCCTAACCTCAGTCTTCCAGGCATTGTTCAGAACACGATAGTATTCAAGCATGACCTGATCATAGTAGTTCATCTAAAGATAAATCTCCTGACCCGGACTCTGTTTCTGCCGATATCGTACTCAGAGAAGCGTTCCAGACATCCTGCCAGAGCATCACAGCCATCAATATAGCCATCCGGGTAGGTAAGGAACTGACTGATTAGGGTGGATGTATCCTGTCCGTCCGGGAAGAGGATCTTAGCAGTTTCAATCAGCGTCTCGGTTCTCTCTATTCTCAGGTTCTTGTTTTCCTTGTTATCGATGCGCTTGATTCGGTGAGATATAGGAGGTAAGTGGTTATCGGAAGCCCACCGGTCAAAGTCGGCTAAGATGCGACCTTGTCCATAGGTGGTCTCAATGGATGCCCGGAACTTGGCTTTATAGGTTCTGTCCAACTCCTGATAGGTATCATAGTAATAACGGAAGAACTTGGTATTCTCAGTCTGGCGTATCCAGACATTAAGAACGTAAAATTTATTACCATCATAGCCAATGGAGATGACAGCCTTAAAACACCCTTTCTCACCCCAAGCCGGGTCAGCGTAGAGCCAGACCCGCTTCATTTGGGTGGATGTTGGCAATGCTCTATACTTGGTAAACCAGTGAAACTTGAAGATATTGCCTTCAATGACCGGCTGTCCCAACATCTCTCTCTGATACCCGGTATTTCCGAACTTGGCTCGTAGGTTCTGTAAGGTAGTAGTAGGGTACTGCTCTTCCCAAGTTGATGTACCGTCCGGGTTCTCCAAAGAAAAGCGCAAAATCGCTTTTTGGTGGGTTTTCAGAACAGATAGGACGTTGGAGTCGACTTCCGGGTGTTCTGCCTTTATTTCGTCTATTATGAGGTTCAGGAACTGGCAGATGGCATAATTGGGATGTACAAGGTTACCCAGCCAGATCACCTTGCCGGGTTGTCCCGGGTCCAAGGCACCGGCAAGCTCCTGGGTGATCTTCTCCATCCTGCGCTTGCCAATGGACTGATTGCCCATGTTCTCTTCTTTATCAATATCATCACAGATCAGCAGTCCGGGTCGTTTGGCAGTCTTGGGATTAATAGTTCCCCGGTGGGATTGTTTGATACTCCTGGCTCGGATTCTGGTCTTGTTCTTGAGATAGAAGTCCAGGTCCAAGGTATCCACCGGCTGCAACTCAGGGAAGTCACCCAATAATCTTCTGTTATTGATCAGTTCGTGCAAGGTAAAGGCGGTGCGTTCCTGTGCCAGGTCAACATCGGCTGCGGTATGTATTACGTATCTCTCGCCTTTGATGATCTTCCAGATGGGATAGACCACACCCATGAGTACCGTTTTGCCCAACCCACGAAAACCAGTGATGGCGATGATGCCTGTGCTCTTTTCAGTCTCATCGAACATGGTCGCGTGGGCTGGGCAGAAAGGTAAGGTAAAGACATGGGGAAAGTAAGTCCTGGCAAAGAAAGAGAACGCATCCCAGCCTTCACCCTTGGTTCTGGCTATCCGCTCTTCCTTAGCTTCGGGATTATCGTCTATAAATGGCAAAACGGAGATCGTTTTTGAGGCGATCTCCGTCAGTGCCTTGTTATGCCTTTGAATAAACTTCTTAGGCATAACGTTGGTCAGGGGACTTGGGAGGACTTAGGGTCTGGGGGTAGCGTTGGGCTGTCATTATAGTTATCCGTTACGAATGCGCAGATAATCAGCTAAATCCAGTACAATAGCCTGGAACTGCTTAAGTAAGGTCTCATAGCCTTTTTCGACCATGAAGTCAGTGGTTTGATCTAAAAACTTTACGATGTAATCATTGAGTTCCTTGGCAGGTTCGTCATCCTTCTGGTTCTGCTTGATCAGAGAGACTAAAGACTGCAAAGCGGTATCAGCCGGGTTCTTGGCATATTCCCTCAAGGCTTGAATCAGGGCTCTTTTGCGAGCTGTCCTGATCTCGGCATCGAGCTTGCGTTCTTCCTTGAACAAGCTATCCCAATTACCCGACTTGATCCACTTACGGACTGTTATCTCTGACACACCAAAGATCACTGCTAACTCGGAAGTATTGGTCTTACCATTCAGGTAAGTT